GCTGCCACCATTGTCTAGGTGCGCCTTGCGTCTTAGTTGCTCAGCAGAATACTCAGCCACTTATCTATCTCTCCTAATTAATTTAACTGAATAGATAAATGCAATAGTGCCAACCAATAACCATGTAGGTATATTGATCTGCAAACCTATGCTGTCAGCATATAGACCGAATGAATTTAAATCTAGGTATAGTTCCATAACTATTTAACCTCCTCATCTAAATTGTATTGAGCAGAAAGGTAAGCGTTAGCCTGACTTAGTGCGTCAAGCAGGGACTTATCCTCTCTATCATAGCGAGCCTGTTGGGCTTTTCTGATATCCGCAATAAGGTTATTGTTAGGGTTATTCTTTATCATTTTAGTTTATCCTTTCGTTAGATAACTTTCTTTATACCCGCTATTCTAGCAGGGGGGTCTGACAATTTGAGGGCTTTATTTGCTAGGCTCATTGTGATTTGTATCACACTTATTTGCTAGGCTCAAGCCTTGTTTTCTATATTTATTTATAGTAGAATACTATCAGATAAAAGTCAAAAAGTCAACACGACACGCCGTGAATAACATGCTTGTAATTAGTGATTTATACCACATCAAAATCGGACATATCGGACATAGCCCAGGGTTTCGACACGCCCGACCTCGTGATCCGTTATCCACATGACGTAGATCACACTACCATTTCACGCTCAAGTTATCCACATGACCTACATCACAAGACACAATGTCCGTTTTGTCCTACCTACTGGTCAGTAAATGTCAGTGGTGTCTGTTAGAATACTAAGTATAAAGATTGAACAATAAGTAAATCTCTTAACGAAAGGAATTCAAAATGAATTCACTACTAAATAAAGTGTGTAAGCATACACCTAATAAAAATGCTATCTCTATCGTCAATGACGAAAGATTTACCTTCTGCGAGAATTGTGAGCAGAATATAACTTCTCACTATCGTGAGGATAATGACTTCATGTCTTATTGGACTTCATGGAAGGTAGGTAAGTAATATGGAAAAACTTATTTGCTGTTTTTGTGAAAGTGTTTCATCTAGTGAAGCAAAATTTTGTTTCTCATGTAATGAATATAAAGGCTTGATGCCAATATCTAAATTTGATAATATCTACGGAAGGAGATAAATAAATGATAACTAAAAAATGTATATCATGTAATGATACCGCTATGGTATCTAAAGTTTCTATCCCTGCTATTTGCGATAATTGTATCGCTAAGAATTGGAAGGTGTCTTAATGAATATCATAACACTTAATTGTCGCTTATGCGATAATAAAATCTCTAGCGATTTATTTGATGAGCAAGATATAATCACTTGCTCTAATTGTTGGGAGTAAAATGTTTAACAAAATAAAAAATAAAGTAATTAGAATTCAAGAGTTGCGCCGTAGTAATGCGGCAACTCCAATTCCAAATAAAAAAAAATATTCTAGAAAAATAAAACATAAAAATAAATTAGAACAAACGTTCTAAAAACCCAGGCTCCCATGGCGTGTCGTCCACAGCCTGTGGATAACTTACGAGATGTGTTTAAGATCACACAAAATTTTGTCCATATTCTGAGATTTACGGCGTGGCGATTTGCTTTCTTGGGATTTTTTTGGTAAACTTACCTAGTAAGAAAATAACGAAAGGAAGTGGCTAATTATGGCTAACTTATACACAATAGAAAACCTTTTACAAGGTAAACAATATCGATCTAATTCTCTTAATGGAGAAATTATTAACGGTGAAAAAACCGACCATTGGTTTGGCTCAGATAAACAAGCGTATAGAGTTTTGGTTAGAACGCCACACTCTTACAAAGACCACTATCGCATAATTGCGGTTAAGGCTGGTGAGTAATGTCTGATTACCTTAACTATCTAGATGAGGTCTATAATGACCTAGTGTCCGAGTATGGTGAGGGCATAAACCTTGCCTACCATGAGGCTAATAAGTCGGAGATGTGAGGCAACTCACACTCCAACACACCCCCCTAAAGTGGAAAATGTCAGCGATAACTGATAGAATTACAATTCAAACAATAAAGAAAGGTGGTCAGAAATGACTTACACTATAAATCTAGAAACCTATAATGGTGCTACTAAAAAAATAAACTTATCTACTAAAGGTCAAGTTGCTGATTTCATAAACACTTACCCTAACACTTTACCTGTTGGCGTATCTGTAAAAGTTGCTTGTGATGTGCTTGGTATTCGTGGCACTCTTAGAGGAAAGGCGTTAGCATAATGATAAATGATGTAATGCGTTTTGACTGTAATGAGTGTGGTGGTGTAGGGTTACTCTTTTGGGGAGATAACCTTGACTATTCCATAGAAAAATGCGAGTGCGAAAATTTTGCTCTTGGAACTTTATTTACTAGCGGGGAGGCTGACTAATGAAAACAATTAAACACTACATAACACTAGAAACTGAAATTTTTAACGAAAACGATATAACTGCTAAGGCTCTTTTATCTTTACCTAAAGAAACACAACAAATTAGACTAACTGAATTAGCCTATATTGCTTTATCTGAAACAATAGAAAAAGAGTTAATAAAGTTAAATAAAAACAATTCTTTTGCTGTCTTAAAGTTGGTTAAATAATGATGACTAGAAAAGACTATGTAAAAACTGCAAACATTTTGGCTGGCTTTGTAGATGAAATTCCACAAACCACCTATGAGGATTTAGTAGAAGAATTTGCTGAGTGGTTTAAATCAGATAATGAAAATTTTGATTTTGCAAGATTTGAAAAGGCTTGCGGAATTGATGAGATTGGTTTAATTCATAATGAAATTAGCAGAAAAGATAAACATCACAAACAATTTGCTAATTTACAAAGTTCAACAAAATATAACGTTAACTTATAAATAAAAAGCCCTTAGAACAAATGTTCGAGGGCACCCAGGCGCAGACGGCGTGTCGCAATCTATACATAACCTTTACGTGTGTTTAAGATCACACCCCAGATCCTCCCAAATTATGGTGTCTAATTGGATTTTGTCAGTCTAATCTGATAGGATAAAGACATAAAGAAAGAAGGAACAAATGGGTAAAGTAAAAGAAGCAGTAATGGATATACTAGAGCATGAACTATGCTATGGCTATGGTTGGTTATATTCAGGAAATGGTATAGACTTTGATAGTGAGGCTTGCGAGTGTAATCCTTACGCTATATCTGCTGATGAAATAATGGAATTGAAAGGACTATAATGGATAAAGAATATACTTATTCACTTACTACTTCGTATGATGGAGAGTTAATAAATACCCTGCGAGTTAGCGATATGCTAACAGCAGTAGACGCTTGGGATAAATGCGTAGACTATGGCTTTGCTAAAGAATACGCAACCTATAACTTGTCAGACCCGACAGGTAAGATGTATACTAAAACCTTCTACACTAACGGAGAGGTCGTAATTAAATAATGGGATCAGTAACAGCAATAGGTTTAGCAGACACAACGCTAGACCTAGAAACACAATTAAAGTATCACTTGCAAGGTAATCATTATCCACCAATACCAACAGTAATGGTACAACCTTGCATTGAGGCTATTGACGCATACTATGAGGAGGATTACTCTCGCAGAATAGAACTACCAGTTGTTGATGGCTTTCAAATTAGTTGGAAGGGCAACACTTGGACTACCGCCAGCGCATTGGTATCACACGCACACTTAGAGTGGTTTATTAACCCAGTAGATGAGGAATAATATGATTGACTTAGAAAATGATGATACTATTCAGATTGTGGACTATGTAAAGATTGATGTCTTAACTGCAGGTCAGTTAATGGTTGATGATTGTATTTTAATTGGCGATGAGGTTGTGTCTATTGTAAGCATAATTTCATTACCTGATGGTTATACTTTAGAAGTTGTAAATGATTTTGGTGAAAGAGAAATAATTGAAGTTGGCGAATACGACCAATTTGATTTAATGATGTTGCAGTAAAAGCGCAGCCAGGGCGAATGTCCGATTTATCCCATTTGCACTTTACGTTCACTTGATATTTTCTCCATAAAATGCTAGAATATTTATATGACACCACCACAATTAAAAAGATCGTTTGACAGAAAGGTTGCTAATGCCGTTAATAAAAAAGGCGACAAGGCAAGTATTGCTAACACCTTTGGATTACCTGCTGGAAAGGCATATTCATGCCCTAATGCCACTAGTGTTTGTGAGAGCGTTTGCTACGCAGGAAAACTTGAAAAACTTTACAAAGCAGTAAAGGCTAATCTCCTACACAATTGGGAATTATTAAAAGACGCTGATCATGAGACTATGCTTAGTTTATTATATGCAATGATTGCTGACTTTAGAAAAGATTGTGAAAAGAAAAATGCGCCACTACTATTTCGCATTCACTGGGACGGTGATTTTTTTAATGACACCTATACCAAAGCATGGAAAGAAATTATAGAATATCATAGCGATATAAAGTTTTGGGTATACACTAGAGTACAGTCCGCAGCGGTAATACTTAAAGATATCCCTAATCTATCCTTATACTATTCAACAGATAGTGAGAATAAGCAGATAGGTGTTAGTCTTAAGAAAGATCATGGAATACGTCTTGCATACCTTGCACAAAATTTTGCGGTAGGTCAAGCAGATATGAAAGAGTTATTCAATAGACCCGCAGCAAAGTGTCCTGAGAATCTAAAAGCCATTCCACTTATATCTGCCAATGGCTCGGCTTGCGTTTCATGCGGTTTGTGTGTATACTCTAAGAGCGATATAGTATTCTCATCATCTAAAAAATAAGGGGTAGTTTTGGATATATTGCTAATAGTATTTTTCATATCACTTTATTTAATATTTGCGGGTATGGGACACTAATGTCCGAAATGTCCGTTTTGTCTTGTGAGGTATATCACATCTCAAAATGTGAGATTATCCATGAGATAATTTGTATTTTTGACTAAAAAATGTTAAACTAATATAGTAAGTAAAACCAACAAGAAGGAGAACCATGTCCGTAGCAAACGCAACATACAAGGTAGGCGACACCTACACATCACAAAAATCTAAGATTACAGGTGTAATCAAGGAAATCGTGCCAACAGATAAAAACACAGTTCGTGTTAAGTTAGATGTTAATGGCGCAACTCGCTGGACAACTTGGACAGCAAAGTAAAATTAGCCTAGTGGCTAAAGTCCTGAGCATGACGAGAAACTGCTCAACTTAATACCCCCATCAAACCCACCAACAAGAACGGAAACAAACCAAATGGCAACAAGAGGTAAAGCAATAAATGTAAAAATCGCCACATCTAAGGTTATTACAGCCTTAGAAAATAGATTAGTAGAGTTAGAGGCTAACTATAAAACACAAGACGAAAACGAAGCAAAGTATCAAGCCTCACTAGACGCTTGGAAAAAAGAAATGTTTGCTTTTGCTATCGCTAATGTTGATAAGGCAGAAAACCTTAGAACTAACTTCCGCACATGGACAGGAAATCTTAATGTAGATTTTGACCTAACAGTTAAGGAAGGTCAGTTCCCTGCTGAGCCTGAGCGTAAGTTTGAGCAACTTCATGTTCATACCTATCGTGAGCAGAAAGAGGAAATGGAAAACGCTATCCGTATCCTTAAAATGACCGACGAGGAAACAGTTAGCACTAGCACATATAACGCTATTGCTCGTTATCTCTAATAGTATTGGGGGGGTTCTTGACTTGCCCCCCCAAAAATGTTATACTTAATATAACAAACCACCACAACAGAAAAGGAAAATCATGACACTAGGCGGATACACATACCAACTAGGTGATTTATTCACCACCAGTAAAACAGGCGTTACAGGTAGAATTGTAAAGTTCGCACCTATTAACTCTAAACTTACTAGAGTATCCTTACAGTTAGCAAACGGCTCTCGTCGTCTTGCTATGGTAAGCACAACTAAATAATTTATCTCTGATAAGCACTTGGCTTAATTGCTAAGTTATTCCTGAGATAAGACTCCTGAGCATGAGTTCTAAACTGCTCATTTTTTAATGCCCCGCCGCCCAGGGCGCAGTGATCTAAATCACATCTCATTATGTGAGACTAATTAAGAACGGCATTTGCATTTCCACAATCTTGGTGATATTATTGTATTAACAGAAAAGGAACCCCTAATGAGCGAAGTAATGTTACAAGATCAGTTAACTGTTTCTTATAATCCTAACCTACTTGTGACCTACAAGTATATACCTGAACTGACACCTTCACATGGTGTGCAACTAGGTGAAGAGCCAGCAGCAACATTCATGACCGATAAGGTTACTGACATTGAGTGGCAACTACATAAATCAAGATCGTATGCTGATCAATTAGCAGCAAAGCGCTTAGATATAAATTGGTTAGAGGAACAAATTGTAGAATGGTATGACCCTAACTATACTAAAGAAGAAGTGTTACAAGCAATCATAGAACACTTTGGGTTTAATCCAACTAAGCAAATTGAAGTTCAAGGTACCGTCTCGTTCAGCGGAACTATTAATGTTCCAGTGTCTGAGTTGGATGACTTTGACTTAAGCAATGTAACAATTGATGTTGATTTAAATTCATATGAGTATGACGCAGATCTTAATGTGGACGAAGTATCTTTGGAGGACCACTACTAAATTTGATAGGGGGCTATCAACGTCGTGGGCCAAGACGTAAAACTGGCCCTAACAAAAACCCAGGGCGCCCGAAATGTCCGTTTTATACCATTTAAGAAGATTAAACCATTTTCCCCAATCCTATTTGACATTGTCANCCATGAGTGATAAAATTAATTAAAACAATCGAAAGGACAAAAATGGCTCATGAGTTAGAAACTCAAAACGGTGTTGCAAGTTTTGCATCATTCCGTGAACCTGCATGGCACAATCTTGGTACTGTATTTGATACTGAGAAAAATACAAGTGAAATGCTTGCTGCTGCCAATCTTAATGGTTGGAACGTTAGACTAGAGGATTTAGAAATCCCATCTAGTTTAATATCTGACAAACAATATCAATATGTTGTTCGCACAAACCCTACTGATAAATCTCAAACTGATGTTTTGGGAATTGTTGGTGAGCGATATACACCACTACAAAATGAAGAACTGTTTGCATTTGGCGATAACATTCTTGATGGTGGGGGTCGTTGGGAAACCGCTGGCTCTCTTAAGGGTGGTCGTGTAGTGTTTGGCTCTCTTGCTTTAGAGCGTGAAACAATCTTAGACCCTAATGGTGTTGCAGATAAGGTAAAGACTTATTTGCTTATCAATACTAGCCATGATGGCTCAATCGCTATTCAAGCAAGTATCACACCTGTTCGTGTTGTGTGCGCTAACACTCTCAATGTTGCACTCAATCGTACTAAGAAAAAAGATGGCGTAAAGCAATCTTTCAAAATCCGTCATACTCAAACCGCTAATGGTAAGGTTGCTGTTGCTCGTCAAGCACTAGGTATGGCTAACTCATACATGGACGAATTCGACAAGATGGCTCATGCTATGATACAAAAAGAAATATCAGCGAAAGACTTCAATGATATTATTCTTGCTGCTTACCCTAAGCCAGAATTAGACACTAAGGGTGCAATCAAGAAATGGGAAAACAAGGTAAATATGATTAACGATATTTATACTGGTGATTTCAATGGCATGATTGCTGGTAATGCTTGGGGTGCGTTCAATGCACTAACTGAGCGTTTAGACTGGTATCGTTCATCTCGTAGTGCAAATGGCGAAAGTATGTTTGCTGCTGCTTCTGGATTTGACCCTGCAACTAACGCAGAGAAAAATCGTTTGCTAACTGTTGTGCAAAAAACTTTGCAAATAGTTTAGTAAAAAATCCTGAGCATGATTTAAAACTGCTCCGCTGGTCCCATAGATCAATTGGTTAGATCGTTACCCTGTCACGGTAAAGGCTACGGGTTCAAGTCCCGTTGGGATCGCCCCGCCCTGGGTTTTGTCTATTTAAATAATAACACATAATTGTTTCATTAAGAAAGATTGACTTTTTTCCCAGTTTCCTGTAAAATATTAATATGACCACAATTAACCAACTAATACAAACCATCTATCAGGATAACTCAGAACACTTAGACTTTATGGATAGCATGGCTAGTGGAGATTGTGATTGTAATATACATACCACATTAAATACCATTGTCAAGTATGGGGAGGAATAATGTTAGGTTATACATATAAAGATATACAAGCATTTGGTGATAGTTTAACTGTTGCTATTGATACCGCTACCGACCCAAAAATAAAGCAAGGCCTATTAACCATATGGGATTTCTTTGAGGGGCTATTAGCAGAAGGCTATATAGATGAAGGTGTGATGTAAATCACCTTACGATACCTTGCAAAAATTCGCAGGGCATAGTAAAATTATATTAAGAAACCAACAAGGGAGACCCACAATGGACGAATACTCAAACGAATGGCAAGTAGAAATCATATTTGAGCCAACAGGTGATTATATGAACTTCACATACGAAACTGATACTGAGGACGAGGACAGCGTTGTATTAGAAATAATCAATGGTTTGTCAGTAGTTACAGATAAAGTTAAGTAATGCCAAACCTCATACAACTTACAGAGGATGAATGGTTTGAACAGTTCAAGCCTATACCTAACTACCTAGACGACAATGCCTCATTCCATGACGGTGAGCATGGCTATATGTTTGAGACATATGGTGATGAGTTAGAGTTTGTCAAAGCCCAAGACAGTAATAGGATATGGACTTATAGTGACGGAGATGACGGTGGGACCTATATCTGTGACGGCTATCATGTAGTTAATAGGATTGGGTATTTTGTAACTACCGTTCCCTATGATGACAGCCAGTACTATCAGATACAACTAATCGAGGGAAGGGACGAATAGTGCATACTCTACACTATATAGCAGTTGAAGCAGATAGCAAGCAAGAGGCTTTTGACAAAGTTGTTGTAAGCCTACAACCAAACGAAGACGGATATCGCCTAGCAGACTGGTCAGATTGGCACGTCGTAGGTGGAGGAAGGTGGAGCAGTAATGCAAATAAAGAAAACAACATTATGGCAGGTTACAACGATGACCCTACTGATGTGTTGGGCTTTTCTGAAGATAAGGAAAAATTCCAGGAAGCATTAATCAGTGTAGGTAAATGGAAATCAGAGGCTATGAACAGAGCAATCAAACAGTTCAAGCCTGATAAGTTTATTAGTGATATGGTTGACTATGCCTCAGAGGGTGGTCGGTCAGAGTATAACGGTGACACCATGATGTCTGCTTATACTATGAAAGAAACAGCAACAATGCTAATGGGGGGTTGGACACCCGATAGTGGGCTTTATGACCTTGATGAGAATATTGCTGAAGTAACCTATCTTAAAGAGCGACTTGACAAACCTGAACAAGCCGTGAGACAATATCTAGTACCAGTCGACTTTCATTTCTAAGGAGAACCCGTGATAAATACAAATGACTTAATAGAAATAGGATACTTTTCAGTTGATAGCGGTCAGGCCATGGTAGGCGACCCATGCTATTTAGATGATTGGGATACTAACAAACATGATGAGTGGAATCTTGAAGGTAAGGGTGGAGATTACTCTTATCATGGCGCTAGCGCTACCACAATTAATAAAACCTATGGTGAGTTAGGCCATGCTAAGGCAGTAGTATTTAATACTGGATATGGTGATGGTTTGTATCCCGTCTACGCAATTATGCAAGATGAGCGGGTATCTAAAATAGTTATTGATTTTATGGGTGACCTAAATAAGGAGAATGACTAATGGGAGCACGTTGTACATTTGTATTTAAACAATCAGAGGACCTAGCGGTAGCGCTGTACAGCCACTGGGGAGAAGACAGTATGTATCAAGATCTTGCTCAGGCCCTGCAGCATTCTGCTCCACGTAAAGGTGATACAGAATACTACACACGTATGGCTATTAGTTATCTATTGCAAGACTCTATCTTGGATGAGACAGGGTTTGGTATCTATGCATGCGATCCTAATGACTTAGGGTTTATGGACCATCCAATATTAATTGACCTAACAGATAATACTATCAGTCATGATGGAGTAGACCACAAAGACATTGATAGTTTTATTAATTATAATTTGCCCAGCACTGATCTCTCCAGTGTGGGGGCTTCATCAGCGGGGGTTGGGGTCACCTCTCGCTAGCCAATACGGGAGGGCGTGAACTGTGGTGGGTTGCGCTCTCCCCCTTCCTTTGATATAATATAGATTGGGGTCTTATGTATCGTATTAGTAGATTACAGCGACAGAGCAAAGAGGAAAAGGTTGCCGTATCCATTGGCAAACTCTTGTCCGACTTTTATCTTGACTTAGAAAAGGTTGGCTACTACTTGGCTAGAGCAACTCCCTATTTGATTTATCGCAGGTCATTAGAAGTATTAGAAAGCGCACAGTTCCAAGAGGACAAGGTAGAGCAAAATAGATTGGGGTATGATAGTGACAGACTTCCGTAATATATGCAATATCTTAGGTAAACTTTATTCTGTATATAAAGAAGATGAAGAGTTTAAAGACTTTATAGAGTTTAATGACTTAGGGCTACCGCTTGCCTACTTTGTTGCTGAGAACCTTTGTGAGGTGTCAGACGATGGGGCAAGGTATATAACAGAAACATGGTCGCTATTCTTAGCAGGGTTAAACCTAGAGGATACTGGCTGGTCTGATTTGGACGAGGTATTTGAAAGCGCAGAGGAGAATACTAATGGAACTGAGTAAAGTCTGAGGCGTAGTATCCTGGGTACATATTCCCAAACCTCCAAACCTCATTTACGAAAAAGACATTAAGAACCCAATTCAAAAAATCCCAGAAAGTTATTACGATCCCAAACCTTATTTTCCCAAACCTTTCAAACCTTTCTATCTACAAACAATGTTATAATAATCCTATGAGTCCAAGACATTTTTCTAATGTAATGTTTAGCCCTTACTTTCAATCAGAGCATTATAAGAATGAGTCTCCAGAGTTAAAGATACAAAATAATCTAGAGAAGAAGTTAAAATGGTTTGTTACTATACCTATAAGGGTATTACGATCTCTCTTTAAATTCCCGCCCCGCAATAAATCATAGTACTAATAGACATTACGAAGCGGGAAAAAAAATCCCTGAATTATACAAACTTTTCCCATAATTACCAAACCTTTTTATACTTTTTTCCTGGTTTTCCAATAGTTTTATAACTTTTTTGTTATGTTTTTATAGGCATATTATAGTTGACAAACCTCTATATCTGGTATATAATGCAGCCCCAATATGAAGGTTTGGCAGATATGAAGGTTTGGGATAGGGAGGTTTGGCCGCCAGGACATTACGACGCCCTCTATAAAAACGCTCAATCCCCCACTTTGCTCCACTTTCCTCCATTCTAACCCAATCCAAAAAATATCAGTAAGGATTATCTTTCATACCAAACCTCCAAACCACCCATTTAAAAGCCTTCTAAGCCCTATTTGCGACGGTATCAAACCATCCTTCTGGCTCCATATTGTCCATATCAAACCAGTGTAATTGGACATATCTGGCAAGACTTGACAAACCATTCAGACTAGATATAATTGATATATGAAATCATGGAAAGCAGAGCCAACAAGCATTAAAGATATTTTAGTTAGAGATGGTTTGCATATAGCCAAGGAACTTGAAAGATGTAGAAATCAGAATCGTATAAGGGCATACAATAAAATATTAAAAAACCTTAGACGGCAATATCCTCAATACACAGATGAGATTAATTCTCTTATGTTGGTTAGAAAACCAGTTCCTGAAGGAATGTTTGAAGTTTAATTGCATACAAGGTTTGTTATTACATTGGGGATTACGATACTCTTTCTATACCCGCCGAATTCTGGTATGCTTAATAAATGAATCTAAATGATATAATTGAAGAAACCATGAATGAAATACATACAAACCTTACTTGGGATGACGAGGGTATGTGGAAAGGCTGGACATATAGCCAAACCAAAAACCGTTACTACTTTGATGACATAGGCGATGAGTCTTTAACAGAACTTTGGTCACAGCCATTTTTGAGGCAGGCGGAGTAAGAAATATTAACCGCTATTGCCCTCTTAGGGCAGGGGAAGGTTTGTTACCTCCTATTTGCCGCCGAACTTAAAGCGAATTAATCCTTATATCCCCAGATACCTCTAAATTCTCTATCTTCAGGACGAAATCCGCCAGTAACAGCGTGGGCCAATTTAAACAAATCTGGAATTACTAAGTCACCTTGTTGCCATCTATGAACTATTCTTATATCTTCATTGTTCCAGATTATATCTTCTATTTTTCTAATTAACGATTTAAAGTATTTTAAAGTATCTTTATTTGGATCTTGATTTTTATAAGAAACTAACTTCATTATCATTGGTTCTGGCAAAATTGTAAATCTAATTATTGGCTTACTTGTTAGCCAATGTTTAACAATAATTGGGTAATTGTCTGCTAAATGAGTTTGCCCAGATACAAAACCAGTTTTTAGTTGTGAATTTCTTACGCTATCTGGCTCAACAATAATACAACTAGTAAGGAACTCTTGTTCTTCTTTTGAAAGCATATTAAATACCACATTTGTATCTACAAAATATGTTTTTCCATTTTCTGGATTTGTTTTAAAATTATACATATTCCAAGTTGAAGCCACTATTGGATTTGTGTAATATGTATGCTCAACATGCCACTCTACAATAATATCGTCTGGACCATGCTTAAAGTCTGACTTACGAACATGGTTTTCTATGTATTCGCTTGTATCATTAAGAAGTGACCACCCTATAAGATTGCCTAGTTTTTTGGCAAAATCAAATTGCTCTTCTTGTGTTAAGTTGGCATTTCTAAAACATATTACGGAGTCAGATATTAATTTGTCTTTGTAGTAGTCTGAATTTTTTAATACGTTTTCAATACCAGGAAATTCTACAGGTATTACATTAATCATTTTTCCCTTGCTTTCTTTTTATGTCTAATTTAATATTTTTTACAATTTCAGAAAAATTTTCATTAATTGAATGTGTATATCCAAGTTGACTTTGTATGTAAAAAAATATAAAATATTTGTTACCAGATAAAACTGTTTTTGCTGAATGAACCTCATCACTTGAGAAAAAAATTATACTTCCAGCACTTGGCTTAATTTCATAACCAAGTTTATTAAATTCTAGTTCTCCACCTTCATAATCGTCATTTAGATATATTAGTGCAGTCCAATCAAACGTGTTAAACTCATGATCATGATCTCTATCCGTATGAGATCCTAGCATTTCTAAAGTATTGTATTTTTTAATTGCATAATTTTTAGTTATTAAGTTTACCCTTGGATTTCCTGTTTTTTCAGACCAAATTTCTAAAGCCTTTTGATATGGTTCATCTATCATTTTTAAAATATTATATGCTTGAGAATGTTCTTGACTATAAAGTGGACCTATATTAATTTTAGGCCATTTTGTATTTTTATGATTAATAGTATGATCCCAATCTATATCTTTAGTAAATCCTTTTTGATTAATTGGAGTCCAAACACCATCTACGTGGTATCCAGTTAGCCATTTTTCCCAAGGTGGTATAATTTTATTAATTTTTTTATTTTCATTATTTTCTTCAATAGCCTTAATAAATTCTTTAGATAATGGAATTGCATTTTCTATATATAAAACTCCACCCTTTAATTCATTTATTTTCATATTAAAATTGTACCATCTCTGTTCATTTTTTTGCTTTAAGTTGTTCGATAAGTTCTTTTTCTTTAGCCTCTTTTGTATTAAAATCATTTGCATTACAAGGATCAGAAATAGCATGAGCAACAAATTTGCCACAAGGACATGTGCCTGCACGACATTGGCAATTTTTACCAGGATCATTAAAATCTATATTTTTCATTCCTATCGGATTAGTTGGAAATGGCAGAGAGTCTTTATTTTCTTCTGTAACAACAGCAAATATTGTTTTGCTTTCACACTTATAGCAATATCCATCTGTTGGATTAGACTCAATGGTTATGTGATCACCACATCTCATACATTTTAAAGTTATATCCATTTTTTCCCTCTGTTCTTTATTAAATTATATCAGTATTTAGCATACTAAAATTGACAAATTATTTAATTACTGTTATACTGATCTAATGAAAAAAAATATCATTAAGCACGAAAGTTCTCTTGAAGAGTATCCTGATATTTTAGTACCCGCTAAAACAAAAATACCAGATTGGTATAAAAAAATATTACCATACACCAACAATGAAATGATTAATTTAAATGACAATTCAATTAATGCAACAGTTAAAAAATGTATGCCATTTTTAGAATCTCTTTCTATTGGCTACATGATTACATTACCATTTGATATATATGTTAAAAATAACAATGGCATACCAAATATTATTTTTGTAAATAAAGATCACGTTATGAGAACTAGAGAACAGGTGGCAGATAAAAATTTAGTGCCTACTGGATTTTATCCATTAGAGTATACGTGGGATCCAAACGTGTCATTTTCTGTTCCTAAAGGATATAGTATATTGATAACTCATCCGCTTAACAGAAATGATTTACCATTTTACACTTTATCTGGAATAATTGATGGTCCTTTTATTAATGCACCACATGGAAATTTTCCTTTTTATATTAAAACTGGGTTTGAAGGAATGATTTTACAGGGAACTCCAATTATGCAACTCATTCCTTTTCAACAAGAATCTTATAAATTAAAAAAAACTAAAGGTTTAACTTATAAAGGAAAATTAAATAACAAAAAATCTAATTTAGTTTTTTTTAATTGGTATAAAAAAGAATATTGGATTAAAAAACAATATGAATAGAGAATATATAAAATGAATTTTTATTGGTTTGGTCGTCATTTAGATAAAAATTTAAACTATGTTTCAGATTTATTAGAAGATTCTAGATTTTATGGTTGGTTACTTCCATATGCTGTAGGGGTGCCAGATCCTTTTACGAGAGTAGCAAGATCACTAAAAACAAATCAAAAATTAAAATACCTTGTTGCCGTTCGACCTTACACTATGTCTCCTCAATATTTATTATCTATTGCAAAATCATTAGATTTAATTCAAAAAGATAGAGTTAGAATTAATTTTGTTCCTGGACTTATTTTAAACAAAGAAGAAGAGTCGTTTGGCGGTATATTATCAGAAGTTAACGATGCTAGTAGTTTTGTTGATAGAAAAAAATATTTTTGCTCTTATATTGAAGAATTTAGCAATTTAAAAGTAGAAAAACCTTATATTTACACTTCTGGGTTATCAGACGATATATGCCCAAACATAGAAAAATTTGGAGATTGTAATATAGTTTCTTATGGTAGATTAGTTGAAGGAAAACTTAATGATCTTGATAAAAATAAGGTAATATTTTTTCCTGCTGTGTCAGTTTCTAACTTTAAAGAAAGGGTGGCAGAAATAAAAGAAAAAGGTTATAACAATATAATGACTCACACTAATGGGGATGAAGATTTTGATTTAGCATTAGAAATATTTAAAGAAGTTAAAAAATTAAAAAATCAAACACTGTCTTGACTTTTATCAAGATTTTTGCTATACTAAATATATGGCTCATATAATAGTCTGTCCAATATGTAAAAAGGAGATAGAGTCTAGGTCTAGCATGTCATCACAAACTTTAATAAACCACATGAGGGAGCATAAATGAATAAGAATTTTATTAAAAAAGAAAAAACTAATAACCTAATATTAAGATTTATAGGAAATGTTTGTGGATCAATATTTACTTTTTTTCTTATTAGGGAGATTAAGGCTGAGAATAAAAATCATATTATAAGAGCAAAAATGTTTGCTAAAGTATGTAATCCTTTTGGCAAAGCACAAAACAAATGGGCTACTTACTATATTTGAAATGATCTGATATACTAATAAAATGAACACAATACAGACTATTTTGCTTGGCTTTGCTATTGCTTCTGGCTTATATTATATATTAATAAAAATAATGGATGTAAAGTAAAATTATGACAATACATTGTGAAGAATGTGGAACTAAATTAAATAGTGGAGAATGTACATTTTGTTATAGCACATATTTAAAATATATAAAAAATAATAATTCAAATGCATTAAAAGAATTTGAGGAAGAAGATGAGTAATTGGACTGAAGAATTATCAGATGAACATAAAGAACAAATTTGGCATTTTATTGTAGAAACTGTTAAAGAAATTCGTGAACAAATTGCTCAGGACATTGAAGGTACCAATGACCTATGGAAGGCTAAGGGTCTTAACAAGTCTCGTCGCACTTCTAAAGCATTTCAAATATCTGCAGCCATAGCAAGGGGACAAAATGAAATTTAGTGATTTTATTAAGAATATTTTAATTTCTGTTGTTATAATTTTTATTGCAGCAATATTTTTTAGCACTAAGGATTAATTATGAATGCAGAAGAAATAATCCAAACCATAAAAGATCAGTATTACCTTTGTCCTAACATAGATGAAGATGTTTGTTATACTTGGTGGAAGCATGAAGGGTGTGAAGCATTACGATCACTTCTTTATACCGTCACAAAAGATCCAAGGTATGTTGAACCATTAAGTAAGTTAAGACCAAATGTAAAAGAATCTATTGAAGAAATGCTTAATGATCCAGAGCACCATGCATTGATGGAACGCTTAAAATATATGGAGGATAATGGAATTTAATTTAAAAACCAGCATATTAGATACATTAGAGTATTCTAAAAAATTAATTATTTCTCCTGACATCGATGGATTTATGACCGCTAAGTTAATCAATCGATACAATGGATCAGTTGTTGTTGGGGCATACGATAAAAACATTTTAACTATTGCTAATGGAATTAATCCAGAAGACTGTCTTTTTGTAGATTGTGATATGAATACGCCAGAGTTTGTTTCTATTGGCAATCATATGCGATTGCTTTCTGACAACATTTCTATTAATTCTTTTAATCCAAATTTACATTTTGAAGTAACAAAATATACAGATAAATTTCCTTATGCTACTTGTTTTTTAATAACATTTGCGACTGGTGTATCTACATCTGATCTTGATAAAAATTTTATGGCTTACGCAGATTCCACATACAAGAATTTAATAAATTATGAAAGAAATATGAAGAGTTGGTCTACAAGAATATATCACAATGAAGTAGAAAGAGTGTTAAATCCAAAGCCTTCTGATCACAACGAAAGACTATGGATAGAAAAAACATATCCAAAACAATCATTTCTTTCAAAACAATTTGGCAAAACTAGGTATATACAAGCATTAAATAATTCATTAGAGTCAGAAAAAATAAAACATTTGCCAATTATGCATGGTAAAAAATATAAAACAGGTTTAGTAGATAGGAATACTGTGACACGATATAACAAAGATATGATCTCATATGCAGAAATATACTCTGGAGAATATTCTGTTACATATAATCAAATAGCCGATTGGGAATAAGTATTAATTTTCATAGATAGTTTTATTTTGAAACATATTACTTAAAACTTTATCAAGTATACCTTTAAAGGCTTGATCTTCCGTTGATAGGTATATAGATTTTTCTGTGATTTCATTAGATCTAGCCAAATGTCTTCGATTTGTATAAACCTTTACGTCATTTGTTTTTGTACCACCAACACTATATATATTTCCATAAATAGATCTCCATAAACAACTTGGATATTTTTTAAGTATTAAACGAAGTTTATCTTTTTCCATGGGCATTGGGGTATGCAACTCATAGTCATATGGTAGTTCTATTCCGTTTTGAATTAGTCTAGAGTTTGTTAATATTAATTTTTTAATGTATAGTGATGATCCAGTTATCTTAACATATCTATCTATCTTATCTAACAATAAACCTCCATGAAAATGCTCAATCTTATCTATTTTTTTAATTATAAAAAAATCATCATTCATTAATATAAAGTCGTTTGGTATTTCGTCAGAGTTACACAGAGCCTGTAAATTATTTAAAGCATTAGTATATTTATTATGATTTTGTTCTACTGGTATATGGTATCCAGAATACCATTTTGGCTTTCCACCTACCAGCCAAACCTTTGCATCTGGAAAACTATTTATGACAGATCTAATAGAGTACCTTAACTCTTCATTATCTCCGTCACGACAAATGTAAACAAAATCCATTAAATACCCCGCTTTATTATAAGTATATCAGAATCTGGTATACTAATATAAAGACAGAATAGGTGGACTCCTTGGCTAATATAGTATTTCTTGGTAACTTTGAAGTGCCTTATAGTAGTGAGAATCATCATGCTAATTCTTTAGAGTCTCTTGGACATACCGTGCAAAAATTGCAAGAAAAAAAAGCGGGTAGTTCTGAGATATTAAATGCAGCACTAAAATCTAATCTATTCATTTGGGTACACACACATAGATGGCAAACTCCAGGATCTAGATCTATGACAGATGTATTAAAACAATTAAAGGCTGCTGGCATACCAACTATGACTTATCACTTGGATTTGTGGTTTGGCATTGAGCGTGAAAAAGATTTAAAGAATGATGATTTTTATACAAGCATAGGTCATTTTTTTGCTACAGATAAGTTAATGTGTGATTGGTTTAATGAAAACACACAGGTTAAAGGACATTTCTTGCCTGCTGGCGTATATGATAAAGAGTGTTATGTACATCAAGATTACGATCCACATAACTTTGAACATGACATAATTTTTGTTGGTAGCAGAGGATATCATCCTGAACATAAATATCGTCCACAATTAATAGATTTTTTACGAAAAACATACGGTAAAAGATTTTTACATGTTGGTGGCGATGGAGACACTGGCACAGTTCGTGGAGATGCTCTTAATCGTATTTATGCAAAAAGCAAGGTAGCAATAGGTGATAGTCTTAACATAAATTTTAACTATCCATACTACACAAGTGATAGATTGTTTGAAAGCACTGGTCGTGGTGGTTTTACTATTTATCCCCGCATTAAAGGTCTTGATGAATATTTTGAAGATGGTAAAGAAATTATATTTTATGAACATGGTAATCTTGAAGACCTTAAACAAAAAATAGATTACTACATCTTAGATGGATTAACTAGAGAAGAGATAAGGTTTGCTGGTCATGAACGAACTAAAAAAGAACACACATATGTCCATCGTTGGGCAACTATCATAAAGGAGTTAGGTCTATGAATTTTATAGAAAGATCAGATATTAAATGGAAGACAGTACCATATTTGCGTCAAGGACAAACAAGAAACTATGATTACAGACTAAAACTAAATGAGCCATTGGCTAATTGGGATGTTTGGGATTATTGGGAAAGTGAAAGAATTTATAGCATGCAGCAACACCTTAAAAAGGGTGATGTATTTTTTGATATTGGAACAGAGGCTGGATGGTGCAACTTAGTTTATGCTGACATTGTTGGACCAGAAAACATGGTACTAATTGAGCCAACTCCTGAGTTTTGGGCAAACATTCATGCCCTATGGTATAAAAATTATTCAGTAGATCCTTTAGGTTGTTATGCTGGACTAATGAGTGATGAAACAACAGACACTCGCAAAGGTAGTAATTTAAATGCTTGGGGAGAAAAACATCTTGGACCGATTATTGATAGAAATAAATATGTATATATTCATGACAACACAGAAAGCATACCAATGATTAAAGTAGATGACTATGTTTCTGAAGTTGGCATTATTCCAAATGTCTTAAATATTGATGTAGAGGGTGCAGAACTTCTTGTATTCAAAGGTGCAGAAAAAACATTACGAGATAATAATTTAAAAATATTTGTATCAATTCATGATGATTTAGGTATTCGTGACTATGACACAACTCCAGAAGATACTATTTCATATTTACAATCTTTTGGTTATGTTGGAGAGTTTTTAGCAAAAAATCATGAAGCACATTGGTATTTTGAGAAAAAGTAATAAATGATAAAGGCATACTTGTATTCTTTTAATGAAGAAGATTGTGCTGCGGATAAATGGGACTACGGCTTATTAAAAGAAATATTTGATAAATACGAAATTGAACAAATAAAAGTAAACTCATTACCTAATACTGATAGAGCATTTGTCGTAATTCCTGGACCTCAAAATCTTGGTTATGAAGAACACATTAATAAAGAATTACAAAAAATAAAAAGAGTAGTTTTATTTTTTACAGGGGATGAAGAAGTTAGATTTAAATTAGATAAAATTAATCATCCTAACATAGAGATATGGCTTCAGACTCCACACAAACAACATCAAAATTATAACAAATTGCCACTTGGAGTTCCACAACATTTTAAAAAATTTTTACCAGAGTACGGACCTAAAAAATATAATGTATATTTTGGTGGACAAATTACGCATTCAAGAAGAAAGGAATTGGCTAAGGCTATGCAAACAATACCCAATGCCCTGTTTAAGCCAACAGAAGGGTTTGCACAAGGTGATCATCCAAAAGACTACTATAGTAACCTAGCCAGTACAAAGATTGCTCCAGCACCATCTGGTGCGGTTGTAATAGATTCTTTTAGATTTTATGAAGCAATAGAAATGTTATGCTTTCCAGTAGCGGATTCCCTTGATCCAAAAGGTAATTCTATAAAATACTATGATTTTATTTATGATGATATAACTCCAATAAAAACGGTAGACAATTGGTTTTTATTAAAAAACTTAATCCCACAAATATTAGACAACTATCCTAATAATATGCATAAGGTTGTTTGTTGGTGGATTAAATATAAAAGAGATTTAGGAATTAAGATTATGAGGCAAGTCAATGCATAGTAGAGATGTAACAATTATAATTCCAACTTCGATTCTTCCAAGTCATCCAAGCACATCAATAATTGATGAAACAATCAAATCTATACGCTACCACTTTCCAAATAATGAAATTATTTTACAGATAGATGGCTTGCGTGAAGAAAGAATAAATCGTAAATCAGACTATGATGAATATAAAAACAGGGTTTTGTGGAAGTCTATGCATAAATGGAAAAATGTTTTACCAATAATTTTTGATAAACATAGTCATCAAACTACAATGATGAAAGAAACAATTAACCTTATAGACACCTCTGTTTTACTTTATGTTGAAGGAGATGCACCATTAACTGTAGATTACGAGATTGATTGGCAAAAGTGTTTAGATATGTTAGAATACAACAAGGCTAATACAATACGTTTTCATTTTGAAGCAGAGATTCCAGAGCCACACCAACATTTAATGTTTGGAATAGAAAATGGTTTTATGAAAACTGCACAATGGAGTCAAAGACCACATTTGAGTACAGTTAAATATTATAGAGATATTGTTTTACCATTTTCTAATGAACAAACTTTTATTGAAGATAGGTTTCATGGTAAAATTCAAGATGATGTTTTACCATATGATAGTTTTGATCAAGAGGGTTGGGACCAACACAAACTTTGGATTTATCATCCAGAAGGAAACATTAAAAGATCTTATCATTTAGATGGTCGTGATGGTACTAAAAAATTTACAAAGGATGATGATGTTTGGGGATATAAAGAATGAGATTAGGAGTTATTGCAAGATCTGATAATACTGGACTTGGTAATCAAACCAAGGAACTTGTAAAAATGTTAAATCCAGACAAGATTCTTTTAGTTGACTCTACATCTTTTAATAATAACAGGCAACATCCAGACTGGTATAAACAATATGATGTAATAAAAACAATTAAGGGTATGCCTAGGACAAAAGAAATTTTAGCATTTTTAGAAAATATAGATGTTGTTATAAGTTGTGAAACATTTTACCATTTAGACTTTGTGGATATAGCAAGAAAAAGAAATATAAAAACAATATTGCAATATAACTATGAACTATTTGGAAATTTAGTTCATCCAGAGTGGCCGTTACCAGATGTATTATTATCACCAAGCAGTTGGAATATAGATGTTGTTAAAGAAAAGTTTGGATCAAAATGCAAGGTATATCATATACCACCACCAACAGATACATCATTGTTTAATGCTGCAAGAGAAAATAACCTATCAAAAACCCATAAACGAATACTTCATGTTGCTGGTAAAAAAGCAGCCAAAGATAGAAATGGAACTAACACCGTAGTAGAAATGCTTAAACATTCTAGTGCAGATTATGAACTTGTAATAGCAACACAAACCCCTCTAGACTTTATAACTAAAGATAGCCGTTTAAAAATAAACAAAGATAATATTAGAAATAGAGAAGATCTGTATAATGACTATGATGCTATGGTTCTTCCTAGGCGTTATGCTGGTCTTTGTTTACCTATGAATGAGGCTTTAATTTCTGGTCTACCCGTTTTTATGACAGACATATTACCTAATAATCAAATACTTCCACACAACTGGTTAGTAAGTTCAAATAAAATTGGTGAGTTTAAGACTAAATCAATGGTAGATGTATATGAGGCTAACCAAGAAGAATTAGCAAAATCTATTGATAATTATTTTAATAATATAAATATATATGATAGCAAACAGAAGGCTATAGAAATTGGATTTAATAATTTTTCAGTTGAAGTATTAAAAGATAAATGGTTAAAAGTTATAAATGAATAAACAGAAAAGCCAGCCTATTTCTAGACTGGCTATCTGATAAAAGATAAACTACTTTACAGCGAAGCGACCTCCGCCACCCTTTTTTGCAGTTTTCTTTGCTGGTGCTTTTGCAGATTTAAGAGCCTTTGCCACTTCGGCAGTATCAGGCAAAATGCCAAACGCCTTATCTGCAGGATTGAGTGCTCTTAATGCAACTGGTGCAATGGCAGCAACTAATGCAGCCCATAGATCTTTTGGATCTGTTACGCCAGCCATGTAAAGTGCAATTGTTGCACCAAGAACAGATCGTCCATATGATGCTAGCATTGCTTTTGTCTTATCATTTAGTAAGTTATTCATTATTCCTCCTAGGATATAATTCGTGTTAGTGTTGTGAAGCCAATCCATAAACCAATAATTCCTGCGACTCCCGCAAAAACTGGTGGTGCTGGTACTGGCAATTTGAATGCAGCAAACACGACACCGCATCCAAAACCTGTTATTGTTGAAAGTAAAATCTCTTTCATGTATTTGTTTTTACTTGTTTTAATTGTGAATAATTTTTTACATAATCCATAATTACTGTATATTCTCTAGCAGGCCAAGAATTTATAAGTAATTGTTTTATACCTTTTTCTTCAAGATTTTTTATAAAAATATTAAATTCCTCATATGTAAAAAATTCAACATCTGAAACTGCTACCTTTGTTTTTTCTCCTTCACGCCAAACTGGACGCTCTCCATAATAATCTGGCAACTCTTCTAACTGTTTTCTATTTTTTCTAAGAATTGGAGTTATTGCTAACATAACTTTACTATAATCTAATTTTAAATTTTCTTTTAATATTTTATTTCGGTTACTAATTTTCATACCACAACAATTACAAATTGTAGGATCTATTGTCCAATATCCATTTTTATAATCTTTATAGGGTAAAATTATTTTATTGTTATATTTATTTACTGTTTCTTCAATATATTTATTTGTTGTTGATACATAAAAGTCTAATGGGTGTGAATTATTTTGATTTCCTGGCATTGTATTTAAAACATCTACATATTTAATAAGATATTTAGATCTATCTACTTTATTTGAAAGATCATAAATTTCTCCTATAATTCCACCAAAATTTTTTTCATGATCTTTTACATATCCAGAAATAAGATTTATTTGTATCCTATTCCCCATAATTAAATTCATACTTTGATTAATCATACAAAGATATTGAGGAGAAATAGTATAGGGCCTAATCGCAACTAAATATTTAATTTTTTCATCAGTGCTTAATTGTTGTACTATTCTTGTAAATATATCTCCCTGTGTCGCATCATATGTAAACATTACACCATCAAAATTTGAATTTTTTATTTCATCTAAAATTCCTGGAAAAAAATTTCCACCAAAATAATAAAATTCCATTATGTATTATTTATTTCTGATTCATTTGGTAAAAACTTTTTTAAATCTTGATATGCAATAGATATTTTTTTCATACTATCATGTAGTGGATGACCTTCAGATAAAGTGCTAAATTCTGAAAAATAATTAATACTTGGATCAACTTCTTTAACAAACTTGGTTAAACCGTTTTGAACATCTTCAATGTATGTAAAAGCCCAGTCACGAGAATCTGATAAAAATTTTATAAAATTTTCTCTATGTATGTCGTTGTTAGTTAATTCTTGGTTTGCTTTAATAGATTCAGCATGTTGATTAAGTTTAAAATTTTCTAAAAATAATTGAGCAGAAGTTAAACTAAGTTTGTTTAATTTGGATAACATTGTTAAATACGATATGGCAAAAGAAACAGACAAAACTATAAAAAATATTAAAATAACATCTTTCATTATTTAATAGCCTCCCTAGTAATCATTACGATTGCTCCATTGCTTTCTAAAGCCTTTTTTACTCTTACCATATATTCTACAGCATGTCGCTTCTCTGTGTCAAATAAACGCATAAACATAGCCTCATTAGCCTTAATGGTTATAAAATGATCGTTGTCAATAATGTCTACCTTAAAATTTTTAGGTGCTGGAATAGAATGAAATGCCATTTTCATTTTATCTGTATACATTATTTTCTCCCCCATTGTATGTAGTTCCATCCACGCTCATGTGCGTAGTATAGAATAAAGTTAATTGTATTTGTCAATACCGTGACTTGCAGCGCCTCAACCTCTTCACCAGTAATCCAATAAGCAGACACGAAAGTTGTAAGTAGTGCAACTACTCTCCAAGTTAAAGACTTAATTAATGATCTTGATTTAGAAACTATCATAGTAGTAGGTCTGGTGCCTTTGAGGTAATGATTTCAGCACGAGTTCCGTGCCAATAAATTTTTCCATCGCAGGCCATATTCATTTTTTGATCATCATCTACAACACTTGCTTCTCCATAGATATAGCCTCGTATTTCAATATGACTAGCAAGCATCTCTTCACCATCAGCAATAATTCTCCACTTCAAAGGCCCGCCATTATTTTTTGTATTGTATCTTACCTGAAAGTGCTGTGTTGGTTTAAAAAACCATTGCTTAAACTTGTCTATCATATGCCCATCTCCTTACGCTTTTGCGTAGCAGAAATAGCGTGAATGTCTGCCCCTAAATCTACCTGCTCAATCTTGTAGCCTACATCACGACCATAAACAATGTTGGTAATGTTGGGTAGTCTTAATACTAATGCGCCATCCATAAATTCATCCTTGGCAATATACTCTTTTACCTGGTCAAACTTAAGTGGATCTTTCTCGCTTGTGTTGTAGGTATTACGAACTCCCAGCAGCACTTGGTCTGTTCTCTTCCCCGCTTCTTTGTAAAGGGCGTGGTGGCCTTCGTGCCAAGGCTGATACCTACCTAGCATAAGGGTTGTAGGTGCAGACCAGTCATGTAGGCCAAACTTTTCAATAATACTAGATGCTTTTTCTTCAGCATTTCGTTCGTGATTAGTAAAATAAAAATCGGCTTCTTTTGGACGCTCAAACATTTTATTTGTATCTTCAAAACGGCCCTCAGCAATTGTGTCCATAAAAATAAAAATATCTGGCTTTCCAAATGTTTTACGAGTTAATTCTGTTGGGCATACAAAATCTACGATGACTGGAGCAACACCTTGTTTTGCAATAAGTCTTGCCATCTCCCCCATGCGTCGTGCTTGCTCTATACGATCTTCGGCGGTAAATCCAAGATCAGAATTTACTGTTGCACGAACCTCATCTGCATTAAGATGAATAGCGTTAATTCTTTCTTTGAGTGCCTTGGCTAATTCTGTTTTTCCAGAACCTGGCAGTCCGATTATTTGTATAATCATCATATTCTCCAACCCATATTTGAGTACTTATTAATTATATATTCTGACAATATTTCTTTAGGATTTTTACTTGTTTTATTTAATTTTAATCTTATGTCGTGCATATTTTTAGGATGTCCAATTTTCTCATCATTATCTTTTTCTAACTTTATAATTTGATTAAAATTATGGTTATAATTTGGTAATTCTAAAAAATTATATATTCCATTCATTGTTTTTTGTGGATTATTAACAAGATCATCATACCAAACAATACAAAACATATTTTTATTTTCAGGTTTAATTATTTCATTAATAGACAATAAAACATTATCAATTGGTCCTCCCGCTCTCATTAAAAAATCGCACCTATTGTCATTTTTACTTAAATAATCCTTATACCACCAATTAGTTTGCTTCATTGCTACGTCTAAATAAGAATGTTCTGGCAATATATTAATAAAGGATGACAGNACTTCTATTATTGGCCTAACTGTAAATATTATTTTAGGATTAGGGTTAATATATTTTTTTATTATTTTTAAATTTTCAGCATTTGCCCACAATTTTTCTCTATCAATAATTATTGACTTTGTCACTTGTGAATAATAATTTTCAATTATATTTTTACTAACATTTTCTACTGGAATTTGATTATCTAGTCTTACGGTATCTTCATTTTGAGGTATGTTTTGATCAAAAATTTTAAGCATTGTTGAAACTGGACTAAGAGGACTGCAATATATTTGTTCATTTTGATTTAAAATACTTGATAACAATGTATTTCCAGAACGATGAAATCCTGCTAAAAAATAATAATTTTTTTTCATATATTATTATTTTCCATAGTTAAAGATTGCCAAGTATTAGACCAATCTTGTTTAGTTTTATGTTTATTAAACTCTTTAGATACTTCTCCGCCTTCTAAATATACTCCGCCCCAAACACCCCATTCTTTACCTGAAATGCCTACTGCAAAACATGTCTTTGCTACTGGACATTGCTGACACAT